GCTTTTCGTCGGCGGGAACTGCCGGTTCCTTCGGTTCTTCCTTCTTCGGCTGTTCTTCCTGTTTCGGTTCGTCGGCAGGCGTCGCGGCCTTCGGAGAAACCGGGGTGTTCGCGTCTTCGAAATCCGCCGACGAGTTGTATTGCTCGACTTCTTCCTTCGTGAGATTGCGCGCATAACCGAGCCGAACCATCAGCGTTGAAACGTCACCGGGGAAAACAGCGATACCGCTTTCGATGGGCCATTCAACCGTGATGGTGTCGGCGTTGAACGACGGCTTGAAACTGAAGCTGTTATAGATTCCGTCCGTCCGCTCGACGACAGCGCTTTTACGCTGCGGAACGACGGCGAAATCGCCCGAAGAAGTTTCCGAATATCCGTCTGAACGCCTGTGAAGCTTTTCCATGAATGACAATCCTTGCCCTTGTGTTGATATCTTCGCCGAAATCGACTTCTTCAATGATTTGGAATTCCATCGATTCGACAGGTCGAAACGCGAAAGTGGTTTTCGTTCTAAGCCCCACTTCGAGACGAGTGCTGAACGGTTTCGCCAATACAGGCTTGCCGTTATTCAACACGCCTATAGCCGTATCGTCAACATGAGGGGCGAAATCCCCGATACCATTATACCGGGAATAAACAAACACACGGGCAGACTTGGCACCACCCTTTAACTTAACGACCGCGCGAACCATGTCACCGGGTCGCGCGGTCCTAGATTGTTGCACCACTTTTTTCATGACGATTAGCGCGTTGCGCCCTTCATCGTCACGGTGATCTGAACGTTCGCTGCGTTCGTCTCGGAACCGGTCGCCGGGGCGATGGAAATCCACGGGCCATTCTGGCAAGGAACCGTTCCGGCGCAGAATGAATCAACGGCGACGGTTTCCGGGATCACAACGGCGGCAAGGCCGTCAGCGGTTGCAACGCCGTCGCAGAACGGAACGTCGGGAACCCGGATCGCGGGACCGGGAACGCACGGGTCCGCCGTCGACGGCTCATGATAGAAAATGTTAAACGTCGTGTCAGCCGTCAGTTCGGCAATCGCCTTGAAGGTGAAACCGAACTGGTTGAAGCCATCGACCTTTACCGGGAACGACGTTTCGCCGTCCCAAGCGATGAAAGACGGAAAGTCAACGCCTACGTTGAAATTCATTTTGAAGCCCTCTTTTGCGTTGGTGGAAGACGACACCGGTTAAAGTGCCGTCATGTTCCGTTTTTCAATTAGCCGATGCGCAGAACGCGGCCATGTTCACAGCAGCCGACGAAGCCGCCGTCTTCCGCGCCGAACTGGTACTTGACGCACCATGCCGACGAGCCGCCTTCATACTGTTCGAAGAACATCGGACGCTTTTCGACGGCGTAATAAGC